AGCAACTTTTTCTTAACAGCAGGATCTGTGCCCTGACAAATCCTGCTGTTAAGAAAAAGTTGCTTGATTCATTTGCTGATGACTGTGATGCTGCAGCTTCGCACTTGAAGGGCGCTTCGTTACCCAGACAGCGAAGCCAGGTTATATTGCCAGCACCATGGCTTAAGGAGAATGAGATCGTAGCCTTTAACTATGAAGATGGTGAAAAGGTTGTTGGTATTAGATATCCTTATGCCGGGTTATTTGAGACTGGCGAATTTACGGTAAACAATCGCGACGCCAGAGCAAGAAAGCTGCTTCGTCGAAGTGACGGATCATATGCCATTGACGCGGTTATGATTCATCCCAAGATGGCAGCAAAGATGTCTGGTGCAGACTTTGATGGTGATACGATATTAGTTATTCCGAATAATGATAAACGGATTAAGGTTCGTCCCGCTCTTGAAGGCCTGCGTGGATTTGAGACTGATATTTATAAATTGAGTGAGGATGCTCCTCCAGTTGATCAGGCTCATGGTTTTCACAAGCAGCGCGAAATGGGAAGCGTTTCTAACCTGATAACTGATATGACCATTAAAGGTGCAAAAGATGATGAGCTTGCACGAGCTGTAAGACATTCTATGGTGGTTATCGATGCCGAGAAGCACCATCTTGATTGGCAGCAGTCAGCACTTGATAATGGTATTGCTGAACTTAAAACTAAATATCAAGGCGGTCCCAAACGTGGCGCTGCCACATTGATATCTAAGGCTTCCTCCGAGCTTGATGTTCCTGCAAGAAGGTTGATTACCAACCCGAAGCGGATGACTCCAGAACAGAGAGAGGCCTTTTATCGTGGCGAAAAGATATATGAGCCTACTGGTTCAACATATACTAATAAGGCAGGTAAAGAAGTTCCTCGTATTGAGAAGTCTACCAAGATGGCAGAAACCAAGAATGCCTATGATCTTTCATCTGGCACAGTCATCGAGAACATCTATGCCGAGCATGCCAACAAACTCAAGCGCCTTGCCGAAGAAGCAAGAAAAACTTCTCTCATGATCGAACCTTTCAAGTACGATCCAGGAGCAAAGAAGGCATATGAAGCAGAAGTAAAGTCTCTTAATGAGAAACTGTACATCGCTGAAAAGAACAGGCCTCTTGAACGTAAAGCACAGTTGGTAGCCAACAAGATGGTTCAAGCTGCAAGAGAAGCTGATCCTACTCTCGATGCTGACGACATCAAGAAGCTTAGAGGTCGCAAGATAACTGAAGCCCGTGCTCGTGTTGGTGCTGGCAAGACTCTTATCAATATTACACCTAGAGAATGGGAAGCCATTCAGGCTCGTGCGGTTTCCAACAATCTGCTTAACAGAATACTTAACAATGCAGACATCGACGTGGTGAAACAGTATTCAATGCCTAAGAACTCGAGACTCATGTCCTCTGCCAAGTTGTCAAGAGCTCGTTCAATGATGCGTCAAGGCAGAACAACTCAAGAGATTGCAGAAGCATTGAACGTGTCTGTTTCAACACTTCAGCGTGCTCTTGAGTAATGCCAAGATGTTTGAGAAAGGAGCAAGATGTTTTGGCTAGATCAGTAGCTCTCAGTACCTCTGACAATCCGTTCAACCCAATCACTCAGTATGACGATTGGGAACGATACGATTCTCTGAAACGGTACTACACAAACGATTACCTTGATCGTGTATGTCACACAACTCGTGAACTTGGTGATCAGGTCTATCTCCAAGATATTGAAGCTACAATTGATGAGGCTGTTAAGCTTGATCTCATCTCTTGGCAAGCAGAGGATGTACACTATGTCAAGGTAGTGCAAGAAGACTAGTTACCAAGATGTTTAAAGATGCCATCTGCCATGCCCCATTAACGACGTAAACGCCATGGCACACGAGCGTTGGAACGAAAAGGGATAACAACGCTAATCTTACCAAGATGTTTAACAACGCGATCTATGTGTAATGGTACTAAATGTGCTAACCACATAGATCGTTTGTTTTGTCTTACCAAGATGTTTGATTGAACTCTAATCTGTTGATCGATCATGTGGTATGAAGGACATCGATTACTTCTTTTATTCAATTTATTGCCGAACCAAGATATTTATCAAAATATCATGACACTATATTAAGTATCCCCATCTTTTACAGACCGGGGGGATGCTCATGATGTTGGACCCCCACCCTGGAATCGCGGCGATCTTCGGAAAAACTCCGGAGGGAAAGTTGAAAAGTTATATTTTGGTTCCAGAAAGTCTAACCATATGAGCACTAAGTGCCTGACAACCATCAGAGACCATATCAGAAAGGGGCGAGAAAACTGTGGCTGGCAGAAATCCCAAAGCGAATCAGTTACCCGCAGCGGTTGAAGAGCCCCAGAAGACTATGGTCAGACGCCGTGCACCAGCTCTAGGCATTGAAGAGCGAGAGAATCAGCTAATTGCCATGGCAATGGACCGCGCAGAAGAAAAGTTTATGAACCATACAGCGTCAGATACGCTGACAGTTCATTTTTTAAGGCTCGCTACAACCAGGATGGAGCTGGAAAAAGAAAAGATCCGTAAAGAAATAGCACAACTTGAAGCAAAGACCGATGCCATCCAGTCCATGGCAAAGATGGAAGAGCTTTATACAGATGCTATGGATGCCATGAAGCGTTATGGCGGAAGAATAAACCAGGATCAGGGAGAGGACGTGTAATCTTGGCTGATATTACACGCAGAAAAAGTTATAAAGAAGCAATCCAGCTAAAAACATTCCAGGAACGCTATGAGTATCTTAAGGTCAATGGCATTGTTGGGATGGATAAGTTCGGTTGGGACAGATATTTGAATCAGGTTCTTTATACGTCTAAGGAATGGCGAGAATTTCGTAACCAAATAATCATTCGTGATAACGGATGCGATCTTGCTTGTCCTGATAGACCTATATTGTACGAGTCAATAGTCATCCATCACATAAATCCATTGACGGTTGAGGATCTCGAGCAGCATAGCCCGGTGATATTTGATCCTGACAATGTCATATGTGCTACCGATCTGACGCACAAAGCCATTCACTATGGCGATGGCAATCTGTTGGCTAAAGATCCCATAGTAAGAAGACCAAATGATACTTGTCCATGGAAGTGAAAGGAGGAAACCACATGGAGGAAAGCATTCTTGCAACAATAAAAAAGATGCTTGGGTTCAGTGAGAACTATGCCCCATTCGACACTGATATTATAGTGCTCATCAATGGTGCATTAATGACATTGCAGCAGTATGGCGTTGGGCCAAGCACCGGTTTTGTTCTTACTGGGTATGACCAAGAGTGGAATGAATTCCTTCCTTCTGAAACCCTTCTTGAAGGTGCCAAGCAGTATATTTACTTGCAAGTAAAGATGGTTTTTGATCCGCCGGCAAACAGTTTCGTTATGACTGCAATGGAGAAACAGTCGGAAAAACTGGAATGGCGTTTGCGCGAGCAAGCTGAATTTTATGCTAGTGGCACTCTCGGTCCTGGATACTGGCAGAAAATTGATGCTTCTGGTGATGAACACGATGAGCATGGCGATGATGGCGAGCCATCCGAAGGCCAAGCAATAACAAACGACGAAATTGATGATATCACCGGATTGAAGGGTGATTGATAACTAATGCTATCTAACACCGCTGTACCGATCTATTACGGACAGTTTCGCCAAGCTGTAATGAGCGGAAAGATTCGAGTTTGTGAAACGATTTCGATGGAAATGAACCGGATCGACCAACTAATACGGGATCCTCAATACTACTATGACGATGAAGCTATAAACGGTTTTATAGAGTTTTGTGAAAACGAATTGACCCTGACCGATGGCGAAGATCTTCATTTAATGGATACCTTCAAGCTATGGTCAGAACAGATTTTCGGATGGTATTACTTTGTCGAGCGGCAAGTACCAAGGCCCGGACCCGATGGTCAATGGCGATACGTCAAGCGAAGAATTAAGAAACGGCTCATAAACAAGCAGTATCTGATAATTCCTCGAGGTGCCGCAAAGACAATGTATGCCATGTGTATTCAAGCGTACTTCCTCATCGTCTACAATAAAACAACTCAGCAAATCACGACAGCTCCAACAATGAAGCAAGCCGAAGAAATGCTGTCGCCTTTGAGAACTGCTATAGCCAGAGCTCGAGGGCCTTTATTTAAATTCATGACTGAAGGAAGTATCAAGAATACTCGTTCTTCTGTTAACCGTGCACAGCTCGCCAGCACCAAAAAAGGCATTGAGAATTTTGCCACCAATAGCATTCTCGAAATTCGACCGATGTCCATTGATAAGCTGAACGGTCTAAGAGGTCCGTATAACACCGTTGACGAATGGTTGTCTGGTACTGTTCGAGAAGACGTTGTTGGCGCTCTTGAACAGGGTGCTTCGAAGAATGAAGACTGGCTTATTGTTGCCACTAGTTCTGAAGGTACAGTTCGAAACGGCCCTGGCGATGATATTAAGATGGAGCTCATGTCGATTCTTCGTGGCGAGTACGTCAACCCTCATGTCAGTATTTGGTATTACCGACTGGATGACATAAAAGAAGTTGATGATCCGAGCATGTGGATTAAAGCGAATCCCAATCTCGGACAGACAGTGTCATATGAAACTTATGAACTGGAAAAGCAGAGAGCTGAGAAAAGCCCGGCAAATCGCAACGATATTCTTGCAAAGAGGTTCAACATTCCTCTTGAAGGTAACACGTATTTCTTCACATACGAGGAGACAATTCCTCACAGGAAACGTGAGTTCTGGAGAATGCCTTGTGCAATGGGCGGTGACCTTTCTCAGGGTGATGACTTTTGTGCTTTTACTTTCCTATTTCCTCTCGGACGAGGTGGATTCGGAGTAAAGACACGGTGCTACATCACGGAACTAACATTTATGCGACTAACCAACACCATGCGTGACGAATACCAGAAGTTCCTTAATGAAGGCAGTCTGGTGATCATGGCAGGTGCGGTCCTCGATATTATGGAGGTCTACGAAGAGCTGGACAACTATATTCACAAATGTGAATACGACGTACGTGCGTTTGGCTATGACCCGTATTATGCACGTGAATTTGTTGAACGCTATGCTCAGGAGAATGGTCCTTATGGTATTGAGAAGGTGCATCAGGGAGCTAGAACAGAGAGCGTTCCGATTGGCGAATTGAAGAAGCTGGCCGAAGAGAGACTGCTTATATTTGACCAGGAAATGATGAAGTTCACGATGGGTAATGCCATAACAATCGAAGACACGAACGGAAATAGAAAGCTTAGTAAAAAGAGATACGATCAGAAGATCGACTCTGTAGCAGCAATGTTGGATGCTTACGTTGCTTTCAAACTTAATCGCGATTCATTTGAGTGACAAAAGAAAAGATCCATGTTTTAAAAACAAATAAAAAGGGGCAAGCCCTTTTGTAAGCAAAGCTTACGCAAGGATAATACCCCCAACCATCTTGGTTTCTCTTTCGGGCTTGTTAGCCCTTCTTTCCTGTGTCGCAACAATGTTCAGTTTGCCAGATGCCTTCAGTCTTTTCCAGATCTTTTCCGTTGTAATGATGGGTAAGCAGACCGTCAGTTCGTTTATACCGAATGAGGCAGCGCTGCATAGTTCACGGAGACTATCTTCGTCGCAGGCAGTTCCAATCATGCCTGTGATGAAGACCAGTTCTTCCGCAACTTTTTCAACGTCCTCATTCTTGATATAAATAGTTCCGCTGATCCACTTTTCCTTCTTGCTCAACAGTTTCTTCATAATCTTCATAGTAAAAAAACTCCTTTCATCCAGCGACTTGTGTCGCTTGTTCTTCATTAATATATATGTTTATCTCGCGGGAGGGTTTGCCGATGACCAAAGAATACAAGGAGTACCTGGCTCATAGGGATAGCCCTCTCACAAGGGCTGACGATTTTTTAGCCCACTATGGAGTCAAGGGCCAGAAGTGGGGTGTTAGAAATTACCAGTACGAAAATGGCGGATACACCCCAGCAGGTGCCGAACGCTACTGGGGAGGTACTGGACAAGGACGGAGACTTGGTTCCGGATCATCTTCAATTGTTTCGAGACAACGACAGATGCCGCGTACATATGCTAAGAGCGGTCCGCGTTTACCGACGAAATCGCCTTACGCCAGAAGTACACGTCAGAGACCCGTACAAAACCAAAATGTAAGAAAGCAGTTGACCCCGGAGCAAATCGAAGCAAGGCGTGCAAAAACAAGAAAGGTTCTAGCTATTGGCGCTGGAGTCGCTGTAGCCGCCGCTCTTGGGTATGCCGCATATAGAGGCTCAACAAATCTTCGCGATCAAGCGCGTCGAGATGTTTATAACAACATCGATACCGATTGGAGAAATGTCAACACTCTCGGATCAAAATACTGGACATCTGCTGACAGACACCGGTATACGGAGGCTACAAAAGCCCATGCCGATTATATCGCAAAAGGCATAACACGAAGAGACGCTGTGGCCAATAAGTTTGCTGAAAAGACTGGCATACGTATAAATCTTCCGCAGAATCGTGAACGGGTTTTGGCCGATCGGCATGAGGCGAATACTTATGCTAATCTGCTGCGAGAATTCGACCAGCGTGGTGCATTGAACAGGCAGATATCAGAAGCTCGAAAAGATCTGAACAGATCTAAAGTGCTTGCCGACCGTATGAATGCAACCAGATTCAAGAGTCAGGAAAGATATGGTGCACATCTGAATGAGATGAATCAGCAGAATATTGAGAGGTATAGAAAACGTCTCAATAGCCTTCTTGATCAGCGTCGTGCTGCTGGATTTTAACAAGGTGGTGAGATGATGAACAATCTTTACGAAGACTATCTCGCTCACTATGGTGTTAAAGGCCAGAAGTGGGGTGTGCGGCGTTATCAGAACGAAGACGGAACACTTACAAACAAAGGTAAGAAGCTTCGTCAAAATGATCAAGCACAAAGTACAAAATCTTCTTCGACATCAGCCAACGATCGTAAACAAAAAGTAAAAAAAATATTAGCTATTGGCGCTGGAGTTGCTGTAGCAGCTGCTCTCGGGTATGCAGCGTACAAAGGAGCAAAAGCTGTCGATAACCAGTATCAGACGTCTTTGTCCAAAGGCATTGACCCGATTAGACCGTTCCAGAAGAACCTCGATAAAGAAAGTGGAATGGCATATATTGTTCCCAAAGGATCAAAGATTCAGAGACTAAGTCGATTTGATGAAAGCAATGCAAAGGGGCACGCCTATGTAACCTTTGATCAAAGAGACAACGATCGTTATCGTGGATTTTTTGGCAGGATTCTCTATGGAAGTAAAGTAGCAGAAGAAGCAATTGGAAAACATTCAGACGTATACGTGCACGACCTCGAAGCCAAAGAGGACTTAATAAGTCCTAGCAAAGAGACTCGCATGCGTACTTTCCTTGAAATGTACAAAGATAACCCTGTCGGTGTTGGGCGAACACTGGGTAACTATCATACGAAGGAACATGGAAATCGCGGTGTTATGCCAAAAGCAGTATATCGAAGACAGTATTCTCATCTGAAAGGCGCCGATCGTATTACAAAAGGATACCGGACTTTTGTAAAAGCAATTGGTGATAATAACAATGCCGAACTCAGAGATGAATACTTTAGCCGTCTTAAAGCTAAAGGCTACAACATGATTCAAGATGACCAGGATAGTGGAAAGAACGGCTATCGGCCAAGTATAGTATTTGATCGCGAGCAGAGTTTGATATACATAGGCCATCGTGATTTGCCATTATCGGAAGTCAAAAAGAATTACAGAGCTTATGGTCGCTTCATTGAAAAGCCATATAGACATAGGGAGTGGGAAGCATAATGTTAGAGTATGACAGATATTTGGCTCACTATGGCATAAAAGGCCAGAAGTGGGGCATAAGACGTTTTCAAAACGAAGACGGAAGTCTGAAAAATCCTTTCAGACGTAAAACACCTGAAAGCAAAACATGGAAGGCAAAGGACGCAGCCGACCTCAGTGACGAGGAACTGAATCGCCGACTTAACCGACTTAACAGGGAAAAACAGTACAAAGAAATGACGGCCAGCCGAGCTACAAAAGCCAGAAAATGGATTGCAAAAACTGCTGGAAAGATTCTAGTTGCAACAGCTGTTGGAGCTTTGGCCGGGGTTGCCCGCAAGGGGTATGATTCTATTCTAAAGGGATCAGTTGATATACCAGCAAATGCCATTAAGTTGGACAGCGGGGCTATTCAGTTCCCTAAACCCAAATACGATAAGTAGGAGGTTAGGGCACATGAACTATGTTTACCAGAATTATCTCGCTCACTACGGTGTTAAAGGCCAGAAGTGGGGTGTGCGGCGTTATCAGAACGAAGATGGAACCCCTACTGAAACTGGTAAAAAACGGTTAACACTTTTACAGCGTATTACTCATGATAAAAAAGAGCATATTCGGAATAAAGCTTTGATGGAAAATAAGCAGCGCCAATATGTTCAGGAGCAGTACCATAAAGATTGGGATAAAGAAGCAAAAAGAATACAAAAAATGAAGGCTGAGTATGATTCCTCCGAATCGTACAATGATGAACTACGGTTTGCCAAGAGTGAAATGGAGAGAGGAAAGAGAAGAGCAGATGCGTGGAAGCGCCGAGAGAAATGGTTGATGAACATGAATGTTGATGATCTTTCCGTTCACCGTGTCAGAAAACTTACGAAACTTAAATTTCATGAGTTTTATTACCCGACTGAATTCGAGAATAGTAAAACACAATAAAAGAAAAGAAGCAGGTTCATAAAGTTTCAGTTACTTATTTTTTGTTGCTATTTTATCGCCAATTTTGCAACCAATTTTGTGAGCAATAACAATCGAGCTTCCGAGTAGTATTGACCCAATAGTAATATCATATAAATTCGCAATAAATGCTGATAAAAACATTGCCATAAAAATACCTCCTTAATTCCTGCTTCTTTTCATAAAAGAGCATGTTGATGCCGCGGGGTGATAGCAACGAGTTATATTTATCACGACTTTCTAGCACATTTCGGAGTCCCAGGTATGAAGTGGGGCGTCAGACGTTATCAAAATAAAGATGGCACCTTAACAAATGCCGGTTGGGCTAGATATGTTGATCAGAATGGCCAGCTTACGAATAAAGGTAAAAGATCCCTGTCCAACAACCCCGGTAAGTTGAGTGGAGACGATGTTTTAAAGCAATGGGCACATTATGCCAATTCTAAAAAACGTGATAATGAGTCCACTACTCCGGTTGTTGTTAAATACCAGAAAGAAATAGACAGAATTCAGAGACAAAGTAAGAAGCATATCTCAACAACAAAAGCAGCCAGGATTGCCAATAAGAGTCGTGACTGGATTGGCGAAATATCTGGAGCAATGCTTAAAGACATGGGGTACAAAGATACTAAAAAAGGCAGAGATTGGATGAAGAAGCAGTCGTGGATGACTGATTTGTGGACTCCGGTCTATGCGTAGGAGGTGAAAAGGATTGTCCGAGTATCGGGGGGACGGGATGAGCTTAGGCGCTCGACTCAGGCACGCATGGAATGCCTTTACCGGGCGCGATCAGCAGGTTATCCTGAACCAGGACCTGGGGCCAAGTTACTCAATCCGGCAGGATCAGATCTCGTACCGAAGAGGCGTGGATCGATCCATTGTTGCCTCAATTTACACAAGAATTGCGATTGATGTTAGTTCTGTCAAAATACAGCATGCCCGAGTCGACGTTGATGGTAGGTTTGTTGAAACAATTGATTCCGGACTTAATTATTGCCTAACGACGGAGGCTAATATCGACCAAACGTCTAGATCCTTCATGCAGGATTTGGTGGAAACCATGTGTGCAGAAGGAGTCGTCGCAGTTGTGCCAACCGATGCAGACGTTAATCCGAGGCTTAGTGGCAGCTATAACATTAAGACTCTTCGGACTGGCACAATTACTCAGTGGTGGCCGAATCACGTTAAAATTCGGTTGTATAACCAGAGGAGCGGAAAACGAGAGGACATTGTCCTTCCGAAAAGTATGGTGGCAATCATACAGAACCCTCTCTACAGTGTGATGAACGAGCCAAATTCAACATTGAAACGGCTTATTCATAAATTAAATCTTCTCGATGCCATAGATGAGCAAACGTCCAGTGGTAAATTGGATATGATTATTCAGCTTCCCTATGGCACTAGTACTGAACTCCGACGCAACCAAGCTGAGAATAGGCGGATCGAACTAGAAAGACAACTTGCCAAGAGTAAGTACGGTGTAGGATGGCTTGATGCAAACGAGAAGATTATTCAGTTGAATCGCCCCGTTGAAAATAAACTCATGGACCAAGTCGAATACTTAACGAGCATGCTGTACAGCCAGTTAGGGATGACGAAAGAAGTCTTTGAGGGTACTGCCGACGAGAAGACGATGCTGAACTATTTTAGCCGCACAATCGAGCCAATTGTGTCATCCATATGCGATGAATTAAATCGCACATTCCTGACCAAGACCGCTCGTACTCAGAACCAGAAAATCGTGTTCTTCAGAGATCTGTTCAAGTTGGCCCCAGTTGACGCAATCGTCAATCTTGGAAGCCAGTTCGCCATGAACGCGATCATGACGCCAAACGAGGTAAGACAGCTTATCGGCTTTAAGCCTGCTGACACCACTGACGCTGACGAACTCAGGAACCGGAACGTCGACGCAAGTCCCGGACCTGACGTAGAGGGCATGCCTATGGAAGAACCTATTCCAGAAGATCAAAATGGAATGCCCACTGAGGAAGAACCGGTGACGAGCATTAGAGACACGAAGGTTTCTGAGATCTTAGCCCGATATAGAAGCCAAACGTAAAGTTTCAAAAACTAAAAAATTTTAAACTAAAGATTTCATAGTTGAGAAAACCATACACCTTTACGTGTGGCTTTTTTATTTTGGGCAAATGCGGACCGGTAACCAAGAATCGTGAAAGGAGAACCAAGGATGAGTAAACCCACAAATTACGATTTTAGCGGATGGGCAACAAAGAACGATCTCAGATGCTCTGACGGTCGTACCATCCGCCGGGATGCCTTTAAGGATGACGATGGTCGACGGGTTAGTCTCGTTTGGATGCACCAGCATGATGATCCGATGAACGTGATTGGCCACGCAGATCTTGAGAATCGCCCTGAAGGTGTCTATGCCTACTGCAAGCTGAATGACACTGCCAGTGGAAAGCAGGTCAAGGAGATCGTTAAACACGGAGATGTCACAAGCCTGAGCATTTGGGCAAATGGACTTACCCAGGAACGAGGCAATGTTCTTCATGGGAGTATTAAGGAAGTCAGTGTCGTACTCGCGGGCGCGAACCCCGGAGCCGTAATTGATTATCCTGTACTTGCGCATGGCGAAGAGAGCGAAACTGAAGCTTACATTCGTGTGGACGAGCCGATTGAGCTATTCCACGCTGATGCCGAGCAGAATGAAACAGAAGAACTTTCTCACGCCGACGAACCAGCCCCGACGCCGGCACCTGCACAGGATGGCGGTAAAGAACGCACCATTCAGGACGTCCTCGACTCTATGACCGAGGAAGAGCGTGCTGTGACCGAGTTCCTGGTCGAGCAGGCAATTGCCAGCAGAGAAGAAGCCAATGGCGAAGCAGCTGCACCTGAAATGGCCCAGAGTGCTATCAGCCCTCTTACCCCGTGGAAGACTAAACCCGCGCAGGACACACTTTCGCATGCCGAAGATAAGGCCCCTGCTGGAGATGGCCGTACCGTTCAGGACGTTCTGGACGCTATGACCGAAGAGAAGCGAATGGTAGTTGAGTATCTGGTTTCCCAGGCTCTCGAAGGAGCCGGAGATGAACCCGAAACTGAAGGCGAAGAAGTCGCCGCACACAACGATGATGAAGGAGAGGTATTGAACATGAACGTTTTTGAGCAGAATGGTGCCACCAGCACCCGTCCTGTCCTGAGCCACTCTGAAGGCTCTGATATGCTGAAATATGCAGCCGAAAACCATATTTCCAGTCTGAAGCAGCTTTACTTTGGCTGGGCCGAAGAGAACGGCATCCCGCAGGATGAGTTGACTCACGCCGATCTCGGCATTAATGATATTGAAACTGTTTTCCCGGATCATAAGCTCCTGAATGGCCCGGAGCCTGAGCTTATGACAACCGATCAGGGCTGGATTACCAAGGTCCTGTCCAAGGTGAAGAAGAGTCCTATGAGCCGCGTCAAGGTTCGTTTCGCAGACGTCCGCGATATTTCAAGACGCCGTGCAAATGGTTATACCAAACAGCAGCAGAAGGAACTCGCCGGCAACATCGACCTGCTTGGCCGTGATGTGAACCCCACGACCGTTTATATTTCCTCCAAGCTTGACCGCGATGATATTGTGGATATCACTGACTTCAATGTCGTGAACTACATGTATAACCTGGACAAGATGAACCTGAACGAGGAACTTGCTCGCCAGATCATGATCGGCGATGGCCGTACCGGCGATAAGGCTATCGATCCCACAAAGATCAAGCCTATCTGGACCGACGAAGAGCTGTTCTGCATTCACACCAAGGTGGATGTTGATGCTATGCGCACGGAAATGAATGGTACTGATTCTACCAAGCATTTCGGTGACAACTACGTGTATGCCGAAGCTATTCTTCAGTCCCTGCTGTATGCCCGCGAAAGATATAAGGGATCCGGCAATCCTGATTTCTATTGCACTCCGCACCTGGTTAACGTGATGCTGCTCGCTCGTGACCTCAATGGTCGCCGCATTTATGACAACATCAGCGATCTGACCGCCGCTCTGAATGTCAACAGCATCATTACGGCTGAACAGTTCGAAGGCAAGACCCGTATTCATAATGCCGGTGAGTCCGATCAGGAGACTCGTTCTCTTCTTGGTATCCTGGTCAACCTGAACGACTACGAGGTTGGTGCTACGAAGGGCGGCGAAATCACGCACTTTACCGATTTCGATATTCGTTACAACCAGGAAATCAGCCTGATTGAAACTCGTTGCTCCGGTATGCTTATTCGTCCGTTCTCTGCTATTGCTCTTGAGACTGTTGCCGAATAATGAGGTGAACCGAAATGAAGTTCTTCGGAAAAGTCGGGTACTGTTGGACAGAGGAAGGCACCGGAGAACGTGAGGGAATTATGGAAGAGCACTCCGTCGAATATGAATATTACGGGGATGTTCTATCCAATAATCGCAGGCTTGACCCTGGAATGAGTATTATTGATGACATAAACATCAACAACCGAATCAGTATCGCGGCGGACGCTTTTGCTTGGGAACATATTTTCGCAATGAAGTACATCGAATGGATGGGTACAAAGTGGAAAGTAACCAATGTAGAAATCGCCCGCCCGAGATTGATTTTGCAAATAGGAGGGGTGTGGAATGGGCCGAAAGCGAATTGATTTGCATCGGACTCTTAAAGCCATTTGCCCCAACTGTTGGTACCAACCAGATGCCAGCAAAAAACTCATATATCCGTGTATAGTCTATAAGCTGACTGATATGCCGGTTCGTCATGCTGATAATATTCCCTATCACATCGGTCACACTTACGAGCTAACGGTAATTGACAGAGATCCTGAAAGTATAATTCGGGAATCGGTTGCCAAACTTCCAAGATGCAGGTTCACTCAGAGTTTTGATAATGATAATCTGCATCATTATGTATTTCGAATTGATTATTAAAGGAGGACAAAACCATGTCTAAACTTATTTGGGACGATGTTGGTCAGAAAAAGTTTGAAAGTGGCGTATCTCACGGCGTGCTGTATCGCAAGACCGGTTCTACTGCCGGTAAAGAATGGGTCGGTGTTGCATGGAACGGCCTGACAAGTGTGCAGGAAAATCCTGAAGGTGCTGATCCCCAGGATTTCTATGCTGATAACATCAAATATGCCAGCCTTCGTTCCGCAGAAAACTTTGGCGGAACCATCGAAGCATATACTTATCCTGAAGAATTCGAGTATTGCAATGGTGAAGCTCGCCCGGTTAAGGGCATGACCATTAACGGCCAGAAGCGTGAAACGTTCCGGTTCTGCTATCGTACAGAGCAGGGCAATGATGAAGATCCTGAAGCCGGTTACAAGCTTCATCTCGTGTATGGTGCAACTTGCAGTCCTTCCAGCAAGGATCATCAGACTGTAAACGATAACCCTGATATTGCAAACCCCAGCTGGGATTTCGATACCGTTCCTGTTGCATATCCCGGATTTAAGCCTACCGCACATGCGGTCATTGACAGTCTTGACTTTGTTACCGAGCAGGAGAAAGCTGCACTCAAGAAACTCGAAGACGCTCTTTATGGAACCGAATCCGAAGAACCGTATATGCCCGATCCGGCCAAAGTTGCAGAATTGATAACTGTAACTACAACACCTTAACATGCCGATTACCGGGCCACTGGGTTCTCGCCTGGTGGCCCCTAATCTTTTTTAAAATGATTTTTAAAGGAGCAATCAAGAATGATTAAGAAGACCATTAAGTACCATGACTACGACGGCAACGAGCGTGAGGATGACTTCTACTTCCATCTCACAGAGATTGAACTGGAGAAGATTAACACTGAACTTCCCGGAGGAATCCAGAATGCTGCCGACCGGGCTGCCAAGAACAATGATACCGGCGCTATGCTGACAATCATTGATAAGGTTATCAGTCGTAGTTATGGCATGCAGACGCCTGAAGGTGGCTTCATCAAGCGTAATGCCAGCGGACTTCCGCTGTATGAAATGTTTGTCAATACCGAGGCCTACGACAACCTGCTGACCGAACTCATCAGCGGTGGTGATCGCGTTCTTAGTGACTTCCTGATGGGCTGCCTTACCGCTTCCGCTCGTGAGAAAATTAAGGCTGAGCTTGCCCGGCGTGACGAAGAAGCAACCAAAAATGTGAAGCTTACTGCAGTAGATAAGTAAGAGGGGGTATCAGCTAATGCTTCAGTTGACAATCAATGGTGGAGAACTGTTCGATGAAAGAGCTTCGAAATTCATCAAAGTAAAGCCCCAGACATTGCAACTGGAGCATAGCCTGGTTTCTATTTCAAAATGGGAGGCAAAGTGGAAAAAACCGTATTTGAATCCTAGAACGCCGATGACTTATGAGGAGACCATTGACTATATTCGATTCATGACGGTTAGTCCGCAAAACGTCAACCCAAATGTCTACAAATTTATTGACAATTCTCATGTCAAAGCTGTTATGGATTATATCAACGATCCGATGACAGCAACTACGATCTCCGATACAGGCAGAAAACATGGTCAGCAGCAAGTTCTTACGAGTGAACTGATCTACTACTACATGACGGCTTACCAAATTCCGTTTGATCCATGTCAGAAGTGGCATTTCAATCGGCTAATGACATTGATCCGGGTATGTGACGCTAAACAGGAGAAGCCGAAGAAGATGAGCCAGTCGGAAATTAACAATAGAAATAGGGCGCGCAATGCCGCACGTAAAGCTCGCTACCATACTAGGGGGTGATCGCGTTGATTCGGGTTAAGCACAAAGGTAATTTTAGCAATACCGAAAAATGGTTTGACAGAATGCAAAGGCGTGATCATCTTAAAGTTCTGGAACGATACGGCGAAATGGGTCTTGCAGCGCTCAGAGCAGCAACCCCTGTTGACAGTGGTATAACTGCCGACAGTTGGAGCTACGAAGTTACGGATAACGGTAAAACATCAACCATTACGTTCAACAATAGTCACGAGAGTAATGGCGCCAACATCGTTATCCTTCTTAAGTATGGACACGGAACCAAAAATGGCGGATATGTTCAGGCCAACGATTTTGTTACGCCTGCTTTGGAACCTGTGTTTAAAGATCTTGCAAATGCTGCGTGGAGGGAGGTGACGAAGTAAGATGGCATCTAATGTTGATACCAGAGTCGTTCAAATGGAGTTCGAAAACCAGCAGTTTGAACGGAACATTGCAAAAAGTAAACGCAGCCTTATGGATTTTAAGAAAGAGTTAAACTTCGAATCCGTTAAGGCTGGGTTGACCGATTTCGCAGATGGTCTTAAGAATGTTGACCTCGGCAAAATGGCGAATGACATTGGGCGACTTGCCGATAGGTTCACAGGTCTTGGACGAATCAGCGAAATGGTTCTTACTGAGATTCAGGGAAAAATTCGTGGAGCTATTGCCAGCATATCTAACTTCGCCGACTCCATGACAACTGCTCAGATCAGCGCCGGTCAGGCAAAGTATGAAGAGCTTAGTAAGTCCGTCCAGACAATCATGGCGGCAACTGGCAAGAGCGAAACTGAAGTATATAGCGTTATGAAACGCTTGAACCAGTATACCGACCAGACCAGTTATAACTTTGCCGATATGGCTCAAAACATTGGCAAATTCACTTCCGTAGGTATTTCTCTTGAGGACGCCGAGAAGCAGATGGAAGGTATTGCCAACTGGGCTGCTCGAAGTGGTGCTGGCATCACAGAAGCTAGTCGTGCAATGTACAACCTAAGCCAGGCAATGGGCACTGGAAAGATGAGTCTCATCGACTGGAAGTCCATTGAAAATGCTGGAATGGCAACCGCTGAATTTAAACAGCAGTTGATCGATTCTGCTGTCGCCGCTGGCACTCTGGAAAAAACAACAAAGAAAGCAGCGGATGGGACTACAAAGACAGTTTATAAAACTGCGAAGAAGCTTGGCAAACAGGTTGAAGTCACGGTCAATAATGTTGGTTCAACTCTGAACAAAGGTTGGGTTCCAGCTGAAGTCATCAGTTCTACTCTCATGAAGTATTACTGGGACGATCTTTACTATGAAGGAACAGAGGCTATTATGAAGCTCACAGACGAGCAGCAAAAAGCCTTTGATGGAATGTTTGGCAAAGATAACAAGCTGGATCTTTCTGAGTGGAAGCAACTGGAACAGATGGGAGTACTTACCAATGATGTAAAGCAGAAAATTCTCGATCTGGCTGTTGCTCAGGGTAAGCTTAAAAAGGAAGCCGACAAAGATGGTAAAGCCATTTATAATTTTGTCGACAAAAATGGCAAGAAAACAGCTGTAACACTCGAAACCCTTGGTGCGTCATTGTCCAAAGGTTGGTTCGACGCTGATTTTGGTAAGGCAGTCACTAGCGTTAATGAGCTCGCAGAGTCTTCTTATGAAGCCGCTCAGAAGTGCACAACATTTACAGATGTTCTCGGTGCATGGCGGGATATGATCAGTACTGGATGGATGAACACATTCCAGCATATTTTTGGCACCCTTAGCGAATCCATGGAGTTCTTTTCCAATGTCTGCAATAAGGTGAGTGAAAGCCTTGACGTTCTCATTTCCACAAGAAATACAATTCTTAAAGGATGGGAAAACCTTGGCGGACGAAAGAGTCTGTTTCAGACCATTCTCGGTGATTATGGCGAGGATGTCGAAACCGGAGCGTATGGCTTACTTGATGTCATTAACGATGTCGGAAAACTTATTTCAGATGGTTTTTGGGCAATGCTTAGACCATTTGCCAGTGATTCGGTTAATGCTTTGTGGGACAAAGACGATGGTAAATGGAGACTGGCCTGGCTCAGTGTTGAACTGAAGAAATTTACAACAGGTCTTCAGGAAGGCATGCAGAGTATCAGGAAGTTCTTTAACGAGGACGTTCTGATTGGCAACACTACGACAACTCGTCTTGAGATGATCAAGAACGTCATCAGCGGCATTGCTGGTGTCTTTATCTTTGCAAGAAATGTAATCAGTGGTATTCTCACTTTCTTTGGCAAGGTTAAGAAGCAGCTTGAACCAAGCTTCCTGGCTATCGAGTACATGTTCTCAACCATTAGCACTATGATCTATCAAAATGCTAGTGAAGATGTGCAGAATAATGGCATACTTGGTTTCTTCAGTAGGCTGGCTGATTTGTCGACCCCGCTTACTTCAGCGATTAATGGCCTTGTTGTCTCCATTGTAAATCTTATATTCAGAATTGTCGATTGGGGTAACAGGACAGGCGTATTCCAGACAATCGGAGACGCCATTTCTAAGTTATATTCAACTTTAGCTAAAGTCGCTGGTCCAATCGCGACTTTCGTTGGTGGAATATTCGAAGCCATAGCAGATTTATTTGAGAACGGCATCTCAGCAGATTCGCTTAAAGCGGCCGGTGAAAAACTTGCAGAAAACTTTAAGACAATGATTAAAGGACTCGCTGATGCCGTCCCTGATAGTCTGGGTTGGCTGAGAGACACCATATACGACATCTTTGGCTTGTGGGATCCGGAAAAAGCAGCGGGCCGCGACAACATCTTTACAAGGATTCATGACTTCTTTGCAAATGGAATAAGTGAAGTTTCCAAATGGTTCAAGAATGGCAGTTTCAAAGCTATTTGGGAAACAATAACAAATTTCTTTGGTGAAGGATTTAGCTCTGCTGGCGATATAATTAGCAGCATAATCGACTGGCTTGGAAGTTGGAGTCTTGGCGACGTTCTTCGCAATGCGTTTAGAATTTTTCTGGACGTTTGCGGATGGGCAATCAACCAGCTGAAAACACGAAACATTTTTACTGTGATCAAAGCTGCTCTAGGTGTGATCAGTGCAGTAAAGATTTATGAAATGATCAATAATGCCAGCGATGTGATGGATGCTGTCGGAGACTTCTTTAGAAATCCATTTGGTGCATTATTCGGTAACGGAGATCAAGAAAAAAGTAGCTTCGTAGGAGATATCGTTGATAAAATACTCGATATTGCAAAAGCAATCGGTCTTGTCACATTATCCCTCACCGTGCTAAGCACAATTCCAGTAGAAAATCTGATCAAAGGTGGTTTGGCACTTGGTGCAATTCTCACCATGCTCGTGTTGTTTGTATCAAAAATTAACGAAGTATCAGGATCAGGTTTTGGCAGTATTGCAAATTATGTTGGAATCACAACGATGGCGCTTTCAATCGGCCTTCTCGTTGCGGCATTGCTCCCTCTAACGTTAGTTAGTTGGGAGGGATTCGCTAAGATGATGGCCGGACTCGGTGGGATTCTACTGCAACTCGTCGGCTTCATGTGGATACTGGATAAGGCGCTCGTCGATATCAGTACGCTTGGTAGTTTTATTGGTTTTGCAGTATCTATTGGAATACTTGTAATGACCTTACTGCCCCTTGCTAATATTTCTTGGGCTGGCTATGCCCGAATGATGGCAGGTCTTGGTGGAGTACTACTGCAACTTGTTGGCTTCATGTGGATACTGGATAAAGCGCTCATCGATACCAGTCAGCTTGGTAGTTTTATTGGGTTTGCGGCATCTTTGGCTATTTTAATGTATGCCCTACTGCCGCTCGCCAGTATTACATGGGAAGGCTATGGCAAAATGATGGCTGGACTTGGTGGAGTACTACTGCAACTCGTCGGCTTCATGTGGATATTGGATAAGGCACTCATCGATACTAATCAGCTCGGAAGTTTTATCGGTTTTGCATCATCAATTGCAATTCTGATGTACGCATTGTCCCCGCTTGCAAATATTTCGTGGGAAGGCTATGCGAAAATGATGGCAGGCCTTGGCGGTGTCCTTGCACAGCTGCTCTTATTTAGCCTTATGATGGATCATCTGAGCTTGAAACCGGGTGCCATCAACGGAGCTATGATATTTGCCGGTAGCCTCTCTGCAATGATTGCTTCGTTCGGTCTTGCGCTTAGCATGGCAAAAGGTATGGATTGGGCAGCGATTATCGCCTTTTCCGTCGGCCTTTCTCTTATGATGCTAAGCATGGGCGGTGCACTATCATCGCTCGGAGCAATTCCAACAACAGTTGCGGTCAAGGGTATTGCAATTTTGTCGGCATCTATTATCGCAATCATGGGAACTTTGTCGGTAATGATTCCAGTTCTTCTTGGATCAATCGGCAGTAGCATTACAGGTGTGGCCGGTCGTCTTCGTCTTGTAGCTGACATGCTAGCCCAGTTTACGGATACAATGGCCGGTGTAAGTGAACAAGAAATTGATGGTGCTAAGAATAAGTTAAATAAAGTAAAAGATATTCTCATCAGTCTGAAGGACTTTAAAGGTCTAACAGGTAATGTGAGTGCATTTTCGACAGCTATGTGGCAGCTTAGCAGCAGCCTTGCAACTGCTTATCGAGAATTTACTCACGTTGGTGATATTAGTAATCTATCTGCTTTGCAGCTGCTGAAAGATATTCAGCAGAATTATTCCGGAATCGATAGCCTTGCCAAGATGGACTTGACCAGCCTTCAGACGAATTTGGCTGGACTAGGCGGTGCAATGATGCTGTATGCAATGGGCGCCAACCAGGTAGCTACGGCATACGGTGGAAGTGGTGACACTTCGGTAAACGATCAGGCCATTACAGCTGCAGTCCAGATTATGTCCAAAATCTCACAGGCATTTTCCGAAAACGGAAACTTTGAGATCCCCAACATGCCGGATTCTGAAGACATTAGTGGTTGGGGCGTTCAGCTTGCTGCTCTTGCTGGTGCTCTCGTCAGCTTTGAACAGGCAGGTGCCGGTCTTGGTGAAGGAACCCAGAAAGCTCTTGATACTTTGACATTCTTCAAGGATTTGAAAGGTAAACTTGAAGAAACAAGTTTCAAAGAGAACATGGAGTGGCTTCTTGGGTATGTGAGTGGTACTGAGCTTGAAAAGAAGGAATCTGAAGATACAGACGTATTGTCTGCATTCGGAGGGCATATTGCTTCTCTTGGTGAAGCCCTTCGCAACTTTGCCGAAGCTACTACTGGTGTCGACGCCGTAACTGGAGAAATCAAGCCTATCGACTATACGAAAGGTGTTGAAGCGATCCAGTCTTTCCTTGATATTAAGGAGAAACTTCCGAATGTTGGCGGCATCGTATCCTGGGTAACGGGCACAAAGCAGGACCTTATTACACTTGGCGGCGAAATCGAATCTCTTGGCACAAGTCTTAACAACTTCGCAAAGCATGTTAACGGTGACGGGGATGCTGCCAACAAGTTTGATCCTGAAAGCGTTAAGCTTGCGACCGGTGCTCTTAGCCAGATGGCCGATAGCGTTCTCGAGATCAGTCTCAAAATGCCTCGCCTTGGCATTGTAGTTGGTTTCTTTAAATCGCTATTTAGCAAAACTTACGACTGGACCGCAGCTGACCTAGGAACAGAATTCGGCACGTTTGGCGAAGGTCTTGGTAAGCTTGGCGCAGGTCTTAAAGAATTTACAACTAAAGCCACAGGTAATGGCAAAGTCGCATTTGATCCGGCAACCACTTCAACCGCAGCCAAAGCTATGGGCGATATGGCCGATGCTATTAGCAAAGTAAACCAAAAGATGCCGAGAACCAATTTGGCGATTTCTCTATGGCAGAAACTATTCGGAGCCAAAAAATGGACAGGCAAAGAGCTTGGCGATGAGTTTGGTAGCCTCGGTGACGGACTTGATAAACTTGGAAAAGGCCTTAACCAGTTTGCAACAAAAACTAATGGCTCTGGCTATGATCCAAAATCCGTAGGTAACGCTACGACGGCAATGGACTCCATGCTCACGTTTATGCAGACGATTTCTGGAAAACTTCCAGTCGTAGGCGGTATCGCTAATGTTATAGATAGCATTCTTAACGGTACTGAAATGAGCATGAAGGAACTCGGCACCCAGATTGGCGATCTTGGTGACGGCCTCGGTAAACTCGGTACAGGTCTTAACACCGGCGGGTGGACAAAAACACAAGGATCTTCAGCGGCCTTTGAAGCCATTAACAGTATTCTCGACATGATGCTGAAACTCGGTACTATTCGTAGTCTTCCGAACATGAGCTCTACTCCTCTTGCATGGATTGATGACCTCAACTTCATTATGCAGGAGCTAACAAGCAAGGAATACACGTTTAATGGTCAGAAACGAGAAAACAGCATTGTCGATAATATTGTGACTTTCGTAAAGCAGCTGAATGATGGCATAAAGACCATTGCTCCAGATACTGCCAAGCTGAATAGTCTGCTTGTGGTATCTGAAATCATTAATGAATTGAGCAATATTAATGTATCTGCAGACTTCAAGAGTATTGGTACAATGATTGCTTCCGGTACTGCAGAAGGTATTAATGCAGGTTCCAGTGGTGTTATATCAGCCGCCGTGAAGATGGCTGTCAGCGCATATAAGGCTGCCAGAATTGCCCTCAAAATCGAGTCACCTTCCAAAATGTTTGCCGAGATTGGTGACTATGCTGCCCAGGGCATGGCGCTTGGCATTACGTCTGGCACTCCTGGCGTAGAAGACGCTTCTGCTGTAATGGGTGAAAAAGCCCTCGACAGTACGTCAGCAGTTCTGAGCTCTATGGGGTCTTTACTGGATCAGGATTTGGATGTTGATCCGACAATCACTCCAGTTCTTGATCTTACAGGTTTCAATTATGGGATTAGTGCTATGCATAAATCCCTCGACAATAACTCCATGACGATTGATACATCTGCTGCCGGCCGGTATGCAATTGATTCGATGCCGTACCGCAGCACTCAGGAAATCAATCAAAATGGAAGTGACTATAGCGGTCTGTACGCAAGAATCGAACAGGCTGTTGAGACGATCGATGCTCTTGGCGAGCGTATTGCTCAGATGAAGCTCGTTCTTGACAATGATGTCGTTGCTGGTGGCGTGAGCAGCGGTGTTGATAAAAATATTGGACGCCAAATGTTCTACGAAAGCAGAAATAACTAAAGGAGGGATGAAGATGCCAGGTGAAGCGTGGTATGAAGGTGTGCATAGCCTGACCTTCAGCACCGGGGAAAGAGAAACCAGTGGACCAAGGATTGGCTATTTATCAGGATTCAATACCTGGACTACCTGGCATCTGATTCCCACTAGTAAACCAGTAGTCGCTAGCCCACAGCCGAGGACAAACTATGTCGAAATACCCGGTCGCGATGGTGCACTGGATCTCAGTCTATATTTAACTAACCAAATGACTTTCGGTCAGAGAAGTGGAAGCTGGGAATTCGTAATCGACAACGGATGGGAAACATGGGAAGCGACTAGATACAAGTTATACAAAGACCTTCACGGAAAGAAGTTTTACATTGTTCTCGAAGACGTTCCAGAATGGTATTGGATCGGACGAATAAGCGTAAGCGATTACAAACCAGGTAATGCTAACAATCAGGTTACTCTTGATTATGTTATTGAACCAAGAAGCTTTTATTTGTTCTCTGGAGACGACTGGCTGTGGGATCCATTCAACTTCGAAACCGATACTACGGACGGTTCAGATAAGGAGGCAAGGTTGTAATGGACGAAGTAATCTATAGCATTTACATCAACTATTACAACAAAGATGGCAATCTTGTAACAACTGAAACCAAGCTATATGACATTCCAATGGACGTAAGCGAACCGAACGCACTAATTGATCCCAAGGTTAAAGCTGAAATGGGAAAAGCTGGTACATTCGAGTTTTCAATTTATGCGAATCATCCTTATTATGACTGCTGGAATCAGATGAAGACCATGATGAGAGTCGAGTACTTCGGGAATACCATATTTTATGGTCGAGTGCTGACGATCGATGTCGATCATATTACATCGAAGAAGTCGATTCATTGTGAAGGATATTTAGCCTTCTTAATCGACAGCATTATTGAAGGTCTTCCTGATGAGAAGCGTCCGGAGATCAATGTCAATGCTTATCTTAATCAGTTGATTGGCAATCATAATTCAAAACTTGCAGGCAGCATTCCACCAAAGTCGATAACAAAGGGTATGGTTCCCGGTCACACACCATCTTCACGACCTCAGATCAAAGTCGATGCCAGTAAAAAGTACGGTTCTTCTGGTTGGCAGGACACTGGCACGGCTTTTGGTGATCTTACAAAGCAGTACGGTGGCTTTCTTAGAATCCGATACGAAAATGGTATAGCTTATCTTGACTGGCTAGAAGGATATTTCAACGATACTGTAGATGATCGGATTGTTGAGATAACAAATAATGCCATTAGCATGAGCAGTACCGAGGAAGTTAACAACATATTTACCTATGTGCTTCCGATTGGTAAGAATAATTCTAACAATGGACCAGATAGTACTGTATATTTGAATCCGAAATACATCAGAGTTCCGGATATTGTTAACAAGTATACTGATGCCCAGCTTAACCAGGGCTATCATAAGAAAGAGGACTATGTTAACGCTATCAACAAGTATGGCATCATTTACAAAACCATATCATTTCCTAATGCAGATAATGCAACTGATCTTGAATCCTGGGCTTGGGACTGGATCAAGAATAATTACTATGGCGGTATAGGAACATTTGAAGTAAATGCTGTTGACCTGAAGATATTAGGAGAGCAGAATGTTCCGCTTCTTGTTGGCGATCGTTGTCGAGTGAAATATCCCACTGGAATTGGAAAACCTTTTGAAGAACGAGTACTGACCATTACAAAGGCTGAGTACGATTTGCATAAGCCGAATAGCAATAGCTATACAATTGGTATTCCGAATGCTGAAAATCTGAACAAAACTTACGGCGAAAAAGCCTCAAAGAAAAGCGGCGGAGGAAAGAAAAGCGATTCTGGATCCCCAGGCGGCGGTCCTCCCGATAACGGTGATAACCATGATGACAAGGTGGACCACGTATTTGAAGAAATCTTGGTATCTCAGTCTGAGTTTAATCCTGAGTATCAGGCGTATAAAGAAAAATACGGAGTTGACAAAGCTGCCACCATTCTTCGAGGAAGTGCCATTCTTCTTAATTATGGCATTGATGATGAGGGCACCCCAGACGCTAATAGAAAAGCTCGACGAGAAGTGTATTCGCTTTTCCTTGATGGCAAGAACGGAACCATGAAAGGTTTCAAACCTATAGAAGGTCTTGAGAATGCGATTAAGAACGGCCTAGGGCCTTTGAACCCAAAACTTAATGAAATTCTGTCTGACCAGTATGCGACTCGCGCCAGTATGGTGGTTGATGCAATAAATGGTACTTTAAGTTTGCAGGAACAAGACCAATTAGCATATGATGCTATTAAGGATACGACGACATCGCACATCCTACGAAGGTATCCGCTGAAAACAACGTTCAAAATCCAGACATCCGAAAAGACAGAGGCCGATGGTTCGAAACAGCAGTACGGTGAAGTGGCAATAGGCTTTACAAAACGCAGAGGTTTTCTTGCCGATCCCGAGTCTCTTGGCGATCAAATCAAAATGGGAATGGATGGCAAGATTTCGGCTATGACAGCACAGTTCCCTTCTAGCGTTGAAGAGATTGCTGATCTATATTCTGGAACCAACATACTTGGAACACTAAATCTTTTTGGTCCCCAGGCAAAATTCTCTACGACAAACACTACAGACCATACAAAGGAGACCACCACTGTTGAGGGAAATGGTTCTGGTGGTGAAGGTCGAATCAAAGTTGGTCAGAGCGGATCCAAGTTCAGAATCGATCTTAATAAGCCAGTTACTTACAAAGACAAAGATGGAAATACACATAAAAACGTAACAGGTTTTGTAAGCGCAGAGGACTTCCAGTTACAAGATTCCTATGACAGTCTTCGTGTTCGTTTACTTGTTATTGATGACCTTATTGCTGACAGGGCTACGATTGGCAGTTTAACTGCAGTCGAGGCTAAGATCGACAGTCTCAATGCTAAAGTAATAACGACCAGCAATCTCAGTGCTTCAATAGCCAACCTGAGCGTTACTAGTTGCAAAGCAATCGACTGCGACGGATCGGTTACGACAAATAGTCTCAAAGTAGAAGGGCAGAACTTAACAGTAAACGGTAAAGTGATGCAAATTGCCAATATCACAAAAAATGGCAATACTATCACAGTAACAAAAGTCGGTGGGTCGACTATAACATTTGACGTTTCATAACGGAGGCACCTATGGATGTAACCAAAGCTGTTGAATCGGCATGGATCGCCATTGACAGAGCAAAAACACTTGTTCAGCAGGTGGAGATCAAAGCTGATGAAAGTAATCTCCAGTATATGATGGCCACTATCAATTCTATGAAAGAGGCCGCTAAGTATCTGGCAGATGTTATCAACTATGGTAAAGAGGAGGCAGTTTCCGATGGATCAGGAACTTAATGAAGAGCTGAACGAGGAAGAAGAACAGAAACTTACAGACCCGTGGTACCTTCCGCAGTTTACTCATAGCATTGATCTGGCTGATGGAACTTCTCTGAACGGGTATGCTATGCTGAGCGAGGCAGACGATGACCTGTGGGTAACACTTGATCTCGGAACCGATCTTGTCACAGCATTCGGACTGTTCTCCAATCCAAGCAACACTAGCAAAATCATCAGTCACATTTCTATCCTTTCGACAATCACTTATGAAGGCTATACCAAAATGGCGCTTATCCGTGAGGATGCCGGTCAGGTAAAAGTTCTGTTGAAGAAGCCTTAAGGTGGCGCTCTACATGGATTGGTACTTTTGTAAAAACTGCAAACGCTGGTATCCGATTTGTCCAGGAACAGTTCTACGCTGCCCTAATTGCAAAAAGGAGATCAGCAACTAAATCAAAATGGAAGGTGGAATGGACATGAAAGTCAAGGCAATGGACTTCGTATCCCAGGTTGAAATTGTCTATGGTGAACACTGGGGTTACATCTGGGGAACTGCCGGTGTTATGTGGACCGAAAAGAAACAGAAAG